CTAAGGACATTGTAGTTAACGGCATAGACACGAACCTTAGCAGTGTTGACTCCCGAAACAGTTCCAGAAGAAAGGACAAGCTGAAGGACAGCACTGTCGATTCTGGAGAAATTGCACGTGCCTGAAGGCTGGTGTTCCTCAGGCCTCAAAGCAAAGGAATAAACATTGATACCAGTGTCGGGAGCACGAGTGTGGTGCTGGAAAGGCTGGACAACATCGAAGTAAGAACCCTCACGCTCGGAGAAGCGGTCTTGTCCGTTAAGTTGAAGCTTAGCGGTGACGACGGGGTTCTCTCCCCAACAATGCATATCGAGGGCAGTCTCGGCAAGAACGAAGGTTCCAGCATCAGAAAGTCCAGAAGTTAATGCTCCCCCGACGGCGGCAGAAACAGCTTCAGCGGAATCACCGAATTGGTCACCAGAAAGGAAGTTAGCAGAAGTCTCATCGGCGCCGTAAGCCCTGATAGCATTGGGAAGGGCATCAACAGCATCAGTATAATTGAAAGGCTGTGCTCCGAAGGTCTTGAAAAGAGTCTCGGTACTGACTAAAGAGTTGCAGTAATCAACATTGGCATCACTCTGGACAACCCAGATAAGTTCCTTACAAGGGTGGTTGAAGTTGAGCTTGATCTTGTTACTGGAAGAACCGACAGATTCATCACCAGTGAATTGGAGTTGCTCGAATAGATACTCATGAGGGTTTTGAGCCATCTTTCTGCGCTCGTCGGTGTCGAGGAAAATGTAATCGACATAGAGTGAGGCGGCAACAAGAGATTGTTGGTAAGCGGCAGAAACAGCCGTTCCTGTGGACAAATCATTAACGGCCCAGAGGCACTCCCCGATGGTTCTAAGATCGAGGTTGATCTTAACCTCGTGGTATTGAAGGGCAATAAGAGGGAGGGCAAGTCCAGGGTTACGGCAGAACCAGAACTGAAGGGGAATGTAAAGAGTGGTCTCGGGAAGGGCGTTACGGGGCGCGCAAACCTGAGAAGGTCCACCTGAAGCAGCACAAGGTCCGTTAACATTAGCGAAGGTGGGTTCAGTAATGTAGGTGAGTTGAGTGGTGTTTCCGACCATCTTGTTGTATCCACGCTGTTGCTCGGACGAAAGAGTCATCTGGTTCCAGATGTGCATCCAGTCTCCATATTGGCGGTCGATACGTTGACCTCCAATCTCGACCTCAACTTGAGCGACGAGTTGCTCTCCAATGCTGTCCAACCAGCGAGCATAGACCGGTCCAGTACCACTGGCTCCCATTGACTGGTTGATCTCGGGGAGAGTGACCTGAAGGTAGGTCCTGTAGGCAAGATCTCCGTTTCTGGAGATGGTGCAAGTAACACGGCGTCCGAAATCGGCTTGCCCAGAGAAAGTCTGTTCAATCGACTCCATGGCGAAGTTAGTGTGGCGTCTGTAAGAGACCTTCCAGAAAGTGATTTCAGGAGTTCCCGTAAGGAAAACATCCTGGGCTCCGTAGGCGACAAGTTGCATTAAGGCTCCTCCCATTTTACTAGTATATTATAGAAAAAGATAATAATTTCGAATTTATTTAATTAATATAGTTAAATATATGATTAAATAAATACATTCCCCCTAAATAATTGAGATTTTTGAATTTATTCCCGTTTCTGCTATAATAAACCAACTATTTATGATTATAATTAATAATATTATACTACACAGCAGTTATAGTATCATATTTTTTTCGATGAACTTTTCTAAATATTCAGGTTGAAAAATCTGTTTTTTTCCTTCGTGCTTCTTTGAAAAGACAAATGAATCGTTTTGTTTTTTCACACACCATCCGTCTTGAATTGCATTATATATAAAATTCATTTTAATTAAGAGTCTACGTTCCAATTGTATGTGTGTCGCGCCATTTGAAATCTGCGAATCCATTTATATTATAATTGTAATAAATTCTCGTACATTTACCTTATTTTCAATAATAAATTAACTGAATAGTTATTTAAATACTATATTACGATAGCATCTAAATGAATAATAAAAATGCTCCGGTAAAAGTGATGCATACGATTGATATGAAACATTGTTTTTTATTGAGCGAATTCAAAAAGGACGATGAAGAACACATACCTAAATTATTATCTTTGAAAAAAACCCTGTGCGAACATATGCGTAAAACTAGTCATAAACAAATCGACGAACGATTAAGATTGAAAGATGAAATTAAAGAAACTAGTTGTAAAATTAAAGAATTAAAACAAAAAAGAAAGCAGTATTTTTTAAACAATTCAAAGCATATTTTCGAATATTTTGAAGATAAAAAAACTATTTCAAGTGGCACGAGTAATAAAAATAACAGAAATGTATTAAATAATTTTTTTAAGATAAAAGACATATCAAATAATGGCGTTGATACTGAAACAAGAAGTAATAATATCGCAAAATATTGGAAAAATGTAAATAACGAAATTACAAATATACATGATTATGTGGTTCCTATTGATGTATGTCATTATTGTTCAAATGGTGAGTTTATCCCTCGTGATGAAGAGGGCATTATGATTTGTAACAACAATAACTGTGGTAAATTAGTTCATTATGTGTTCGATGGTTCAAAACCGTCGAACAAGGAACCTCCCAGTGAACCGTCGTATACGGCATATATACGACTCAATCACTTCAAAGAAATTCTTTCACAATTTCAAGCAAAGGAAACTACACAAATTCCAGATAAGGTTATTGATGATATAAGAAAACGCATTAAAAAAGAACGAATACAGGATATTCATAAAGAATTGAATTATGATAAAATGCGAGAGATTTTAAGAAAACTTGGGTATAATAAGTATTTCGAACACATTCAATTCATTAATTCTAAATTTGGTATTATACCGCCTATAATGAATGAACAATTGCACGAAACACTTTGTTTTCTATTTATTGAAATACAAAAACCGTGGGCTGTTCATTGTCCACCAAGTCGCACTAATTTTTTTAACTATACATACACATTGTATCAATTGTGTGTGCTTCTTGATCAAACACAATATTTACCATATATTCCATTGATGAAAGACAGAGAAAAACAACTTGAACAAGACCAAATTTGGTGTAAAGTATGCAATGATTTGGACTGGGAATACAATCCTACTGTGTGATAAAATTTTAACAATTATTAAAATTTTATATTAGATATTTACAATCCGCGAGGGAACCCGACTAGGTTGGCACCTATACCGAAACCGGCACCACCACGCGCGGAAGACGCCATCGAAGGGACGAAGACATCGAGCACTGAGAATGTAGCAGCGGCCGTAAGGGCAATGATAATAACCTCCTCGATATTGAGTGATTTCTTAGGTATCGCGTATGCTGCGATGGCTACCATGATACCCTCGACGATGTACTTAATTGCTCTCTTGACTAGTTCGCTAAAATCAAATCCTTGCATTATATTATATGTAAATAAAATAAAATTAAACTAAATTAAATTAAACTAATTTTAATTGTATTTAATTGTATTAAAATGTATTATATCATAAAAATATTACTTAAAAACTAAAATTACTAAACTATATATATGACAAGCTTCGAGAGAAAGATTTTAAATGACGGATCGCCAAATCCCAAGTATATTGATCTTTGTGACGAGGATCCATTAATTTCTGGTCAAAAATTTGCATGCATATCTTTTGTTTCGCCTGAAAAAATTCTCAAACAACGAGAACTTTTCATATTCGAAAAGTTTATTAGAGAATGGGATTTTACTAAATCCATGATGAAGATGAGCGATTTCGTAAATTTCCTGTCTTATAAATATAACCTAAAGGTCGATGATGCAATGAAAGATTTTCAAGAATTTGTTAAAGAGGAGCACGACACTTTACGCGATGCGTCTTTAGAAGATGACTGGAAGACGTTTATGGACAAGAATGAAACTAAATTAAACGAAGAGTTCAATAGGAACCACGAGTTTCAAACTTCTGTAAGAGGTCTCAAACTTCGCGGTGTTTTTAATACTCAGGAGGAGGCGGAAATGAGATGTAAAAAGATACGCGACTTTGACCCACACCACGACATTTTCGTGGGTCCTGTCGGTACGTGGATGCCATGGGACCCTGACGCATATAAGACAGGGCGCATCGAGTTTATGGAGGATGAATTGAATCAGTTACACAATGAAAAGAATGCTAATGAATCAAAAGCGAAAGAGGAATTCGATAAACGTGTGAAGGATTCTAAACGTGCTGCGATTGAAGATAATATTAAAAAGGCTAGAGAGAGTGGTAATGTTCTTACACAGAGTTTAAATGACGAAGGTGATCTTGTTGGTGTTTCGGAAACTGTTGATTTTGATGAACGTGAAGTAACTGACCCAACCAGTGTTAGTGTTAGAAATGAATTAGTGCGGGAGAATAATAGTGAAAAAGATTAAAAACTATTAAACCATAAATTATAATGTATTTTTTTACGTTATAATTTTATTCTTT